TGTTCAGTGACCCTGACCAGTGGAAGGAGTTTTACAAAGAGAATGATTTAAAACACTATTACATTATAGGAGAAGCGTTATGAGAGTTGAAGAAGTAGAAGGTAAGACCTGTGACCTTAAGTTGGAGGACATCACAGAAGAAGAGTATGGTGCTATGTTCTTAGAAGGTATTCGAGAGTTAGTTTCGGAAGCCCGTAAAGGTATGGTTAGTGACTATATAGTCCTTCCTTACGAGGACGTACCTGAGGAAATTAAGGACAAGGCTAAGGGTAATACCTGGGAAGTCAGTGATGAAGACAGTGATGCACTGGTACAGATAGGTGTAGTGTCTATGATTAAGAAGGGTCTTAAGGTAGTAGAGGAAGAGGACTACTATGCTAAGCTTCAGAAGTTAGCTGACACTGATGAATGGGAAAGTGATGAAGACAAGGAGGGTATGTAATGGTTACTGAAGATAAGATAATAAAATTACTAAACAAAACAGGGTATGAGTTCGAGAGTATGCCTGATAAATTCTCTAGATATGATGCCTTCGATAAGGAGCGAGGTATAATGTTAGAGATTAAGTGTCGTAACAAACATTATGATGATACTATGATGGAGAAGATTAAGTATGAGTGGAACAGAGACTTCGCTAAAGCTAACGGTCTAGAGTTTATATATGCAGTGTCTATGCCTGTGACTGGAGGGTATAAACTATACGTTTTTGCCCCTATAAATATGGAAGATGAAGATGAATACGATTTTAAATGGCACACAAAAAAACTCCCAAAGAATACTGAGTTCAGAGGGAGCGACTGGGTGGATAAGGAAGTAGGTTACTTACATATTAAAGATGCTTTGGTTAGCATCCAAGAGAAGATTAAACATTAATTCCAATTAAAAGAACTATCCCTAAATTGAGGGTCAGAGCTGAAGTTATTTGCACCTAACATACCACCACCTATAACCTTCCGTGCTGCTCTTAGTTGTTCTTTTCTTAACATCTCTGGAGAAGCTTTAGCCCCCAACATATAATCTCTTACATTAAGATTATCAGGTCCAAACTTCCAACCTAAGTTTTCATATTTATTACTCACAGTAGGTCTTCCTCTACCTTTCTTCCACCCTGATTGAGCAGGTTTTAACTTCCTGATGTCAAAGAACATAGGAGGGGTAGCAGCTATTAGTTTATGTGGTACTGCTCTTCCTACACCAGGTAAGCCTTCAATTAAGTTATGCTCATCAGACATAACACCGAAGCCCTTGCCATTAGTTTTTAACTTAACCCTGAAGTTTACACCCCCTTCTGTTAGAGCTGAACCAGTCTTAGAGAATGTGAACCATACTCCATCATTGTCTACTTTTAAATCATTTAATCCTGTACGTTCAACCATCTCATTCTTTTTATTCTTAGTCTTATACTTAACCTTCTGCATTCTCTTTAATAATTCAGCAGGAGTGGAAGGCAAATCTTTAGACATAGGAAAGACATCTTCAGCTATAGACCTAAACTGAGCTGTGTTGTGCATATCATTCCAATGACCACCAGCACCAGACTCAGGTCTCTTAACTATAAACAGAGAATCATCAGTATCCTTTATCTTAGTACCATATTTAGCTTTCCCGCCTCCCATTGTACCCATTAAATCATCACCAGAGAATAAGACACCTTTTAGTTTATCTCTGAGGGTACGAGTCTCCCAAACATTACCGATGTGTCTCTCAATCTCAGCCGCTTCACCAGCTGATACTCTAGAACCTTTAGGTCCTTTAATAAATGGGAGTGCGGTCTTATAGTAACCTTTCTTCATAGGTAAATAAGTTGTGTAAGCAGCTCTAGATGTTACATCATCTAACATCCCTGTATTCCCTACTCTATCTGCTTGTCTAGATATGTTACTATTACTACCGTATGCTCTAGCAATCATCTCTTCATTCAGAGACTTGTTGACATCAGTAATCTTTTTAGTTTGAAAGAGAGGGATGTTGACACCTGTATCTCTATATATAGAACTATACTTAGGCATCTGCATCTTAGCTGCATTTATTAAACCTTCTTTTACTGCACCACCAGCACCACTAACCTTACCCTCTAGTATAACAGCCGCGGCTTGGGACTCAGCGTGTTTCTTAGAATACCCATTAGCTATTAAATTCTCTTTTATAGCTTTAGACTTAGCTTCAGTAGATGCCATAGGACCATAGAAATCTTTAATGGTATTAGGATTGCCTGTAGTTAAAGCACCTTTTAATTCACCAGCAGCCTGAGCTCCCTTCTTAAATAAACCAGCACCTACTAAATTCATAGGGTCAAACACTAGATTTAAGGCTGTACTACCTAAGTAAGAAGCTGTCTCACCGAAGCCTTTCCTCTCATCCCAAGTTTTATTCCTTAAGTCTTCATCCCATAAGTCTTCAAAGTCATAATTATTCTCTAGGTCCCAGCCTTTTCCAGCATCATCCCAGCCCCCAGTAACTAAACCCTGAAAGGCATTACTAGGTCTATCTAAGTTTTCTAAAATATCAGTAAACCAGCCCATATTAAACCTTAAAAGTCTACATTAATATCTGTAATGAACTCTCCACCTTTATACATCTTCTCATACATATCTAAGATAGTCTGTCTTTCTTCAGCAGTCTCTGCTTTATCTAACATATCTTGTATGACAGAAGGATACTTCTTTTTACCTGTAAGCATACCCTCATCAGGTGTTGATTTTGTTTTATCTTTCATCTATAACTCCTTTATTTAATAGCTTCGTTAGCTTCTTTTGAAATAGTATTTAATTCATTAGTTAATCTTTCGATGTCTTTCTTATATACTTCTTTGTCTACTCTACCACCAAAGTAATCAGCGGTTAATTGTCTCGCCTTACTCTTAAGAGACTGTATTCTATTCTTATATTTGTAACCCACTCTAGCTGTCATCTTCCTAGTGTCAAACTCTTTAACTTTAATACCGATAGCATTAAGAAGGGCTTCACCTTTAGTGTAATCATCTTTACTAGGATGTGAGGCACCATCAGAAGAGAAAGAAGTTTTAACCTTTCTGTATTGATGTACTCCAGGGAAGAACTCAGAGAAGAACAAACCAGCTCTACCCTCTAACTCATCCTTAAGTACACCAGAACCTACACCTGGTTCCTTACGTCCTTTGAATGTAGAGAAACCTGTTATAGTTTTATATACACCACCTAAAGCACCACCTGAAGGTTGAAGTGGAGCAGGAACACCTGGAATCTCAAAACCTTGAGAGCTAGTGTCTAATACATCACCTGCTGGTACCCATCTAGATACATCTAGGTACTGAGATTTGTCCGTTCTAGGGACTTTAATCATAGTGTGGGCACCAGGCATACCTAAGACTTTAAAGCCTTGATTTGCCTCTTCTTGGAGCTTACGTTCCTTCTCAATATCTCCTTCAGCTACATCAGCACCTAACTGATTAGCAGCGTTAAGAACTAAACCCCACTTAGCTATCTTCCAAGGTCTCTTAATTGCTGTCTCTGCTACAATAGGTGCAGCTCTATAAATATAACTAATAAAAGGCCACCCTGTTTCACGCATCATCTTAACACCAGGAGCGTGTATCTCATAGTCTAACATATACTTACGTGCAAACTGTGCAGCTTCTTTCTCTGTATCACCTTTAGCTATTCTATCTTTAAATAAACCCAGTCTAAAGATATTATCTTCAGCACCATATAGGTCATCTAAGTGTGTCTTCTTAAGATACTTACCTAATGATTTAGTCTTACCCCAAGCTTGTGTTAAGATACCACCTGCATCTTCTCCAGCATTCTTACCTAAGTAAGTCTTGAATACATCTCTCTCTAAGTTAGTTAATTCTTGCTTCATTAAGTCAGCATTAAATACACCTAATGAATTAGCCTTCTTAAAATCACCACTCTTAGAGATTAATTCCCTAGCCGCAGGACCTAAGAACTTATAGTTAGCATCTACTAAGTCATATAGCACGAAGTTAGACATAACATTATTCATATGCACTACTGGGTTCAATGATGTCTTAGTCCTCTTCCACCACGTCTGCATATTGTGTTGTAACTTACCTAATCCAGTACCTTTCCAAGCCTTAAACTTATCTGCAAAGTTAAGGTCCTTATATACATTCTCAGGTACATACTTACCAGCTAGATTACCATACTTAGGTGCTCCCCCCACCATATCTGTAGAGATACGAACATATCCTTCAGGTGCTCCTAATGCTTGTTCGTATTTAGTAGCTGGTGCCCACACTATGTCCTTATCTTTAGATATAGTATCGTAGAACTTAAATGAAGCTACATCATTAGTCATTAACTTACCAGTCTTAGCTAGACCATAAGCAGAACTAACCACTTCACCCATCTCCTCACGTTCAACCTTAGTCCAATCTCTGTTGACAGATACAGTATGACTCTTTTTATTTATACTGCCTACTTGTTTGTAACCAGAATCTAAATAGATATCTAACTCAGAAGCAGGAACTTTCTCAGTTTTACCTCTACGCATAAACTCAGAACCAAATACCTTAATCTTCCTTTCATCCCTAACTAGTTTTTTAACAGCAGGCATCACTGTCTTCTCATAAGAACGATATAGGTACTTACCTTTGTTCTCTTTGTAGACAGACTTATTTAATATCCCTAAATCTACTAACTCTTGCCCCATATCATCTACTAACTTACGACTCTCTTTAGTTAGGTCAGCAAGATTAGAAGGTACTTTAGATTCTTCACCAGTTAAGATACGATATAGTAGAGCATCTTCTTCAGGGGATAATTCAGAGTGTTTCTTAATTGTATCTGTAAACTTAGAAGCGTACTTCTCGTGGTCAATCCTCTGATTCTTCTTGGCTTTTACATAATTCTCAGGTAAACCATAATTATCTACGAACCACCTACCTAATGTCTGTCCAGTTTTAGTATCCTTACCTTTCTGTACTACATCTTTAACCTTACCCATAGTTTCTGAAGAAGATACCTTACCTAGAGTATCACTATAGGCAGTCTTCATAGCAGGCAATAGAGTTTCTTGGAACTTAAATAATGCAGGGGATAAGACACCACCACCAGTCATACCTAATAAAGTTTGTTCCGCTCTAGTTATTCCTATTTCTTCATCTACATAACCAGTGGCTCCCATACCAGCACCAACAATCATACCTGCCTTAGCAGCAGAGTAAGCGTTCTTAGCTTTCATACCAGGTATCACCCAGCCTGCAAGGTCACCAAATAAACCAGCGATATATGCAGCTTGTACTGCACCACCATTCTCAGGGTCCTTTAGATATGAGTGTAATCTCTTCTGCTCCTCAGCCATCTCATCTTCATCAACACCGAACAACTGTTTGATACCACGATATGTATCAGAGAAACCCATCTGGGATGCAAAGGCTAATTTATCTGTTAGAGTTACTTCTCCTAAGCCTGAATAGCCTGCTTGTGTTTGAAGTTGTGCATTAGGGAGGAAAGGGTTTCTCTCTTCTACACCCTGTTGCTGTGTAGGTTCAGGCAGGAAAGGATTCTGTGCCATATCTATAGTAGATTTAAACTATTATTAGACATAGGAGTAAACTGACTGTTATCTCTATCTACAACATATCCTTGCATACCATTTAGAGGAGCTCCTGCACCTTGAACATTCAGAGTGCCTTCAGGATATATAGAAGTAGCACCACCAATAACTACATCACCCTTTTCTTCTCCTTCTCCACCTGCTTTCCTTAGGTCTGCAAGTTTAGCTAAGATAGATTTATCACTAACACCTGCTTCTTTAGCATCTTTAATTAATGAAGACCATTTAGTAGTCTCATCAGCAGTTAAGTTGTAAGCAGTAGAGATTTCTTCATCACTAATAGAATCCGTCACAGCTACAACATTAGTAGCTTCTTCTTGTCCTGTCCTCTCTCTGAAGATTCTAGATGTATTACCACCAAACTCACTTGCAAACTCTTCAGGAGTAGGGAGTTCAACTATAGTTCTAGAGTTACCTTCTGCATCTATAACAGTCTTAGTATACTTCTTCTGCAGTCGTGAGTTACCGATAGGAACTTGACATTCACTACCTATGATACCACCCTTACAGAAAGTCTGTGCATATAATCCACTGATATTCTTGTAAATCTTCTGGTCATCTTCTGAGTCTGCTTTCTTCTTGACATCAGGTAATACTCGAGCACCGGTATCTACATAATATTGATGTCCATCAGCACCTTTGATTGTCTTTCTGGCTAGAGGCTTCTGAAGTTTCTGGAGGTTAGTTCCAAACTCTATAGACTTTAGAGCTAAATCTCCAAAGTTCTCATCCATAAATCTCTTAGCTAACTTACTATAAGTATTAGGGTCATCAAAAGACGAATCAGCAAACTCTTGTTGAATCTCCCCAATCTTCTTTTGTCTAGCCATAGCAGGAGTCATACCCCCTAGAGCTAATCCTAAATTAGAGCCGAGCATACCACCAGTTTCAGCCGCAGCTCTAGTCATAGCTTGCCAACCAGTGCCATAGTTTTGAGCACCCTGTTGTCTTGTTAGTTGGTCTTGTGCTTGTGTGCTATAGATATCACCAAATAGTCCTTGTTGTACTGCCATATTATTCTCCTATCCAATACCACCTGTTGGTGATGTATTTGTACCTGCTTGTTGAAGTGCGGATGTACTTCCACTTCCACCAAATAGACCACCTATGCCACTAAACATATTTCCTAATGTACTAGGTGTCGAACCAGTTCTATAACCTTGTTGATTATATGTTCCTTGTTGTTGTCCTAATTGACTCCAGAAGGCAGCTTGCGTTCCACCTAAGCCAACAGCTGCTTGTCCTGCTTGTTGACCTGCAAACTGAGCAGCAGGAGAAATAGCACTAGACATACCTTGACTTAACTTAGCATACTCCATAGGTAATTGACCTAAAGTCAACCCTTGTTGTATATCAGCAGCTTCTCTAGCTCTTAGTTGAGTGAGCATTTGTTGTGCCTGGTCAAATGAGCCTACCTGTCTAGCTAAGTCTTGCATACCATAAGCTGTCTCTGCTGCTTCAATCTCTCCAGCACCACCGGTAGTACCTAATCTACCTTGAGCTAATAATCTAGCTTCTCTAGATAATCTTTCCTTGTTTCGTTGAGGAGCAAATAAACCACGTTGTTGTTCATATAGTTGTTGTTGTGCTGCGAAAGGGTCAGCAGAATACTTACCTACTTGTTCAGCAGTAGTGCCTGCTCTACTCATAAGCCTATCATATTGTGCTTGTAGGTCTGGTGCTAATGATAATGTGGCATCCTTACCACTATAACTTGCCTCACCAAATAAACCTTTTGTAGTTCCTGGTAATGAACGCTGATATGCTTGTTCACCTGCTTCTTTCTGTGCTGATGCTGCTTTCTTTGCAGCTCTATTCTGCATTAAACCACTAACAGCTGCTCCTGCTACTGCTCCCCAGAAAGGTTTCATAATCATCTTCATTAAATGATTCTGGAATCTCTTTACTAAATTATATGGTGTTATATACATTATCTATTCTCCTATTAAACCGTTCTCTTCCACATATACACTGCGATGTATGGATTCATAATACTGTGTGCTGAACCGCCAGGGTAAGTTCCTGCTGCGATACCAGTGGTATCTAATGAGTGGTTTGTGCTTGTTGATACAGTTTCATCTGTTGTAGCAGTATAAGTATAGTGCAAACCAGTTGATGTACCTGCGAAGTTCACACCACTACCTGAGCCTTGACCGTTTACATATTTATAAACGTGATTATGGTCTGGTATCTCACTTGCTGTTAGTGTATGTGTCTTAGCACCACCAGTTTCTTCAGCAGTATCAAAATCAGTATCACTTGAATCTAAACCAATCAACATCTTACCTGCTGCAAAAGCCACCCAAGTTGTTCCACCTACTGCTGCAACTACTGCTGCTGAATCTGCATAGGCAGTAACAGTAGTAAAGATAGCACCTACTGGATAAGCAGCGGCGGAGGTAGCACTGGCAACAAAAGCAGTTGTAGCCACCTGTGTTGTGCTTGTTCCTGATGCTGCTGTTACCGCACTAAATGTTTCACTTGCTGAACCATTAAGTTCTGCTTTAGAGTTTACTGCTGTCTTAACTGCCGTGAACTCAGTGTTAAAGTCACCACCTGATATTACTTTGTCGGCATCTGAATCACTTAGTGCATCCTTACCTGACCAACTTACTTGTAAATTATAATTACTCATCTTATCTTCCCTTGTTTAGCCCATACAGTCATATTCTGTAGGGACGCTTTAAAACCATTAACTGTTCCTTGCATCTCCATTCTCAACACCTTAGCCGACTTAGATAGTGACATCTTATATTCACTAGGTTGAAATGAAGGTGCATATTTAGCAGCACCATATAGAGATGTTGAACTACCCCATAGGTAACTAGACCCACTTGCTGTAGGTGATAAAGTAAAACTACCTGAATCAGCCTCAACACTATAATCACGATACCAGTTCATAGTAACTGACATATTCTTACCACCTGATATAACAGCTAAGAATCTCTTCAGTAATTTAGATACTGAAGGTTGACCAAAGTCTAACCATACAGTCTTAAAAGCAGCCTGATATGTATTATTAGTTGTAGCCCAACACTTAGAATTAGTTGATTCCCAAGTATTACTTGCAGTTTCACAAGCTGATTGTGTACCATAAGTAGCTGTTACATCACTCTTCTCTACATCATAATAACCATTATATAGACCAACCCTACCCGCATAATCAGAATTACCTCCTCCTATATACATCTTACCTTCAGTAGTAGATAGTAAAGCTTTAGGTGTCTTCTTAGTTTCGAAGTTCCAGGTGGTTACTCTAGGTGTTTGGTCTGGATTAATACCTTTAAAATCAAATACGTAAGTTATGTTCCTATCCGGAAAAGATAGAGCGTAGTAACCACCACATAAACAATACTGACCCTTAACCTGGTCCATATCAGCATTAACAATATGAGTAGTTATCTCATCTTTAACATTAATAGATAGGTCCGTAAGTGGCATCTTATCTTGAATCTTAGTTCTCTTTAAAGAACGCAGACCAGAGTTAGATAAGAATATAATATCATCACCAAGGGCCTGTACTGAATCCCTAGCTACACAACCTACACCTTCAATAACTTCATTGAGTTGGAAAGCAGAAGCAGATGGGTCCCAAGGGTCATCATAGATAGCAATATTCTTCTTACCAAATATAACTAACTTACCCATAAAACTAGAGAGGGCAACTACTTCATCGCCACCCCACACTGTCTTCATATCTACATAACCAGCAGCACCAGTATTAAACTTATGACCGATTAAAGTATCAGAGTAATAGACAACATCATTAGCCTCTGCTACTCCTGCTACCCATAATCTGCCAAAGTTACCAGTACAACAAGTAGGGTTAAAAGTAGTTACTGAACCCGGCTTACTGAAACCAGAGGCATCTTCCAAGTCCATCCAGTTAGTACCATCATAATGAATAGGTGTATGACTCGCCTGAACACCATAAAAGTTATCATTAAAGTTACAGAACTCCCAGTTACCATCAGTTAATGTCTGAGGTGTTCCTGTGAATGTCTGTTCATCTAAAGTATAAGGGGTATTACCTGTATTCAATTTATATATTTTATCATTAGCACCAGCAAATAGAGTTGAGGAACCACTAGTATTAATGTATTCACCTAATGATTTAACTATATCGCTATTACTAGATGAAGAACCAATTAGGTTTGTTAGTTGTTTGATACCTTGTCTAGAAGTAATTCTACCTCTATCATCTAACATAATATTAGTAGCTGATGTTAGCCACTGATGTTCTAGAGCTGAAGGTGATGATTGTCTATTGAGACCATATATCCCAATAGAATCTAAAACTAAAGGTTGTATAGGTTTAGATGGCATCCCAAGTCACCTCATCTGTGTGTCTTCCCGCATCTTGTGATATAGCGTCTGCTAGTGCTTGTTGGTATTGTAACTGTGCCATATCTGTTAATGAACCACCATCTTCACCCCTCTCAGCAATAGCTCTTGCCCATACCCCTAGTATAACAGGATATTCAAAAATTGTCAAGCTTGTTGTTGAGGAAGTTAAATCATCCTGTGGGTCAGTTAAGTGAAAGTCCACTGAATAAACAGCATCAGGCTTAGGATATAACTGAGCTGTAAGTAATCCACTACTATTTCCTACAACAGCAAAAGAGTCGGGGAGTGAGGATATTTCACTCGGGTAACGTGCTTGTTTAATCCAATCATAAGATACCGGTTTTAAGTTCCCACCTTTATCTTGTTCTTGCACTGACATAATTCTAGTTCTCTGTGAAGTGCTAGGTAAGTTATATGTTCTAGTACCAGATACAGTAGATACAGTCTCTGTTCTACGTAAGCTAGTCCAGTCCCAAGCATCTTCTACTTCTCTCTTGACTTCATTAACGAAGTCACCAATCATCACTTGATAATCAGTAGGACCAGTGGAGTCAATTAGGTCACCTGACCAGTCACTACTGATTGTGTCCTCTCTTAATCTACGTAATACTGAATTAATAATCTCTCTATATGTCATCTTATCATTCCTTTATAAATCTCTTAATTGAGTATGCTAAATTACCTAACCCTTTCCATATCTCACTAGGGCTAGGGAGTAACCAACCTAAGATAGCTAGTAGCCATATCCAGGCAGGTACTTGTTCATCTATAGATACATCACCTGTAGCTGATATAGTCCCTATCTTAGCATCTTCTACTACAGTATCAGCAGTAGTCTCCTTCTTAACTAATGAGAACTCCTCTGCCTTAACACCTGTTACCTTCTCGTTAGTCTTACCTATCTGTGTATCCACATCTAAACTAGGTGTATCATCTGTAAGCATACTACCTACAATACCAAAAGGTGAGCAACCACTTAGGGTTATAGTTAGTAGTAGTGCAGCTAGTAGTTTCATAACATAACTATATTAATTGGTAAGCCCCAGGGGTCAGCTAGGTATGCTATTTCAATACCACCTACATATAACCAAAACATTATTTAGTGCCTAAAGTAATGAACATTATATAACTCCTTTAACCGCCTTGAAGGCAGCAAAGAATCCAAACTCCTGTAATACAAAATATGCTATCATACCAGTAGCAATATACTTAATCTGATTTAGAGTATTCTGAATACCTACTAAGGTTTTCTTTAGTCCAGATATCTTATCGAAGAGTTTTATAATCTGTTCTTCGTGTCTCTCTATCGCAGCTTCTAAGCGTTCAATCCTCTGCTCCATTCATAGTCCTTATGGTTTAGTCGGATATAC